AGACTATCTGGGCGGTCAGCACGGCTTTTGACACCTTATACTCCCCCTTATTGTTTGTAAAAATAAGCTTCCGCCGGAAAGCCTCTTGGATCTTTCTGGCGGCCGCGTTGATGCTCATAACTGCTATTTAGATACATTTTAATTTTCAGCAAAATCAAGTCCGAAGATGAAAGGCTGAGCCGAGTACGAGTTTCCGTTCCAAATACGGGACTCGGTCCGGACCTCGATTTCGCGCGAGCTGAAAGGTCCTGCGTAAAAGTCCTGGTTGAACTTGAACGTACCGAGCATATTCTCTTTGCAGTGCTGGTTGAACCGCTCCACGAAGATGCGCTGAGGCACGCACAGGTCCTTGCCGAACCGAACCTTTTCCGAGCACAACAGGTGCTGGAGCGAGTTTGTGACTGTCGCAATCTGGTTCTGAACTTGCTTGAAATAGGCCGGAAGCACGTTCCAGATATCCTTGTCTGCGTACTTGTTCGCATAGTCCAGGTAGGCCCGGAGACACTTGCACAGAATGGCAGGCATCTCGAGCTCAAGCTTATCGTCCAAGTGCGGGTCGGCCACTTCCGGTGCAATCTGGCGACCAAAATTGACCGTCGCCAAACGACGCAGGATGGACCCGGAGTTATCCTTCCAGTTGGGCACCTCGTTCCCGCCCAAGATACCAGGCGTCTTCCACTGAACGCTCACGGCCGTCTCGCACTTGCGCGCCACGGAGACGTCCTCACCAGACACGAGCGACTGGAACTCGGCCTGCTCGAGCTGCAAGTCACCCTTGATCTCGGGGCTAATAAACATGAAACCCTTGTAAATGCTTTGAAGTCCAAATTTCTTTTCAATATTGTTGGACAGGGTTGCCACGTCCTCACACTCGTAAAACTTGCGGGCCACCTTGGTGATCAGTGTCGACTTGCCAGACTGTGCGATACCCTTGAGGAAGGGGATGATTTGCCACCCGTCCAGCTCGTTGACGTCATAGCACAAACGACCCATGAAGACGTAAATCCAGTGACACACAGACTCGTCGAACCGCTGATAATCCAGAACCTTCTGGAAGTTGGGCGTTTCAATCCGGTACCAATCCTCAACCTCGTGGTGGGGGTCAAAGGGCAAGTCAAAGTACTTGCACGACACGAGCTCGGGGTCCAACTCGTGAAACTCCTTAGACGTGTACTCGTAAAAAGTAAACTGACGAGCGCCCGTATCGGGGTTCCGGTTCTCGTCGATAGGCCGTGCGTCCAAAAGTCCATTCTCAAAGGACCACACGTGACGATCTTTCTTAATCTCAGAAAACTGAATATCCTTACAGTTGGACAAGTGGCGAATCACGTCGTTGGCCATACCGCCTCTATTCGTCAAATTCATCCACATCTCGGCGTTGTCCTCCTTCTGGGTCTCGTCATACACAAAGTCCTTAATCTCCTTGATGGGCTTCCAGGCTCGCGTGTTGCGAATCTCCTTACAACACTGGTCGCGATACCGCCTGTACCCATTCTTGTAGGCTTGCTTGAGCAAGTAAATGAGCAAAGTCTGGTACGGACTGGTGGCTTCGCCCAGGTCAAAGTCCACGTCAGGGTTCTCAACCAGAGGTTGGTTGAACATCTTGTACTCGGCATCATTCTCAATAAACTTGTTCACGATCGTCTTGTAACACTCACGGAACCGCTTGATACGTCGCTCATAACTCATCTTATCTCCATTTAGGTCTTCCGTCTCGGACTTGGTAATTTCCAAAAGCTCGGCACGGGCAAGCATGTAGCCACAAATGTTGACTGTTATGCGCTTCTTCTCGAGCATACGCTCGAGATCCTCTTTGTTAATATCAATCGGGAGGCCGTACTCGTCCCTCCTGGGACTGGCCGGAAGCCACTTGTCCGCCAACTTGGAGTAAATCTCTTGGCGTCGATCTGTATTCTGCAAATTTAGGAACAAATTTCGCTCACAATCGTTCAGCTTGTTGTTTAGGTCATCAGCAGTCCACGAGTTGATTTCCTTCTGATAGACACTTCCATCTGGAACGGGAGCCGCCTTCTTTTGTGTGGACGCCTTAGACATTGATAGAATAGCGCGAGACTTTTTTAACTGCCCACGAGACCAAGTCCGAAGGACTTGTGATCCACAAGCCTTTGGCGGCGGACTTGTGTTCCACAAGTCCTTTCAGGCATCTGCCAGGACTGGAGCAGGCGCTGGAACCATCTTGTTCAGAGAGGCCGCAATCTTAACCATAAGCTTGTTGTGCATCTCCAAGTTCAAGGCGATCTTCTCGGCGGCATCCTTGAGACCCACCAGGGCGGTGGCGATGGTCTCACCGTCCTCGGTGGCAAGCAGGCTACCAAGCGCCTCGAACATATCGACGCCTTCATCGAAATCCATTTCCTCATCCTCGTCGTCCTCCTCTTCCTCCTCGGGCTCGGGCTGCTGGACAATCTTGGGTGGCGGGGCACGTGGGCGAGACATTTGTACTATTCTTGTAGGAAAAAGGTCTCGAATATTTTCGCAGTGAATAGTAAATGCCTGGGGGCGCTCTTATGCAACTTGTCGCCTATGGCGCGCAGGACGTGTACCTGACGGGTGATCCCAAAGTGACCTTTTTCCAGACGGCTTACAAGCGCCACACCAATTTCGCCATGGAAACCGTGCAGCAGACGGTTGCCGGTAACATCGGTCCTGGAGGTTTGGCGTCCGTGACCCTGTCCCGCTCAGGCGACCTGGTCGGTGATATGTTTGTCATCCTTCAGCCAACGTCATCAAGCTCTTCCAATTTGACTTCGAACAACAACGTGGCTGATATGTCCTGGGTTGCTGAGCGTGCCTTTTCATCCGTGGAGGTTTTCATCGGCGGCCAGTCTATCGATAAGCACTACCAGACTTGGTTCCGTCTGTACGCTGAGGTGTTCCTGAACGACACGAAGAAACAGAACTATGGCAAACTGGCCTCGTGCCCCACCGTGAACTACCCCTCCGGTAGTCTCATCACGTCTCCAGGCTACGTGTACTTGCCCCTCATCTTCTGGTTCAACCGTAACCCGGGCCTGTTCCTGCCCCTCATCGCCCTACAGTATCACGAGGTCCGTATCGACTTTACCATCAGCCCTCAGTACACAAACTATTTTGGTCTGAATCCATTCTCGGTGTATGCCAACTACGTGTATCTGGACACGACCGAACGTGATTCCTTTGCCAAGAAGCCCGCTGAGTACCTCATCGAGCAGGTCCAGTACATCAACTCCGACCCCGTCGGTTCGACCAACGAGAACACGCCGAGCGTCATCCGTATGCAGTACAACCACCCCGTCAAGGAGCTCATCTGGTGTTACCAGGTTCCAGCCTTTACGACCAGCCCCAATTCTCTCTGGAATTTCTGCTCGAACGTGTCGAACGTCAACGTGACTGTTGACCCATCCAAGCTCGCCGGGTCTCTGGCACCATTCTCACCGGCTCACGTGGGTTCGCCAGCTCTGTTTGTTCCGGCACCCTTCGTGACACCCCTGTATGTGAATGCCGCAAGTAACGTCATGACCGGCAACACCATTTCGGTCCAATCGAACGTCCTTTCGAGCAACGTCTTCTGGGTTGAGTCTGGTCTGCCCATCGCTTCAAGCAACACGGCGTTCGGTCAGGAAGTTGGGCCGCTGCATCAGGCCAAGATCATTCTGAACGGTACGGACCGTTTCGTGCCCCAGTTCGGCAAGTACTTTAACCAGTATCAGCCGTACCAGTACCACTCGGGTATTCCTTACCCGGGCATCTACGTGTACAGCTTCGCCCTCAAACCCGAGGATCTCCAACCAAGTGGCACGTGCAATTTCAGCCGTATCGACATTGCCCAAATCGCCGTCAATCTGAAGACGGGTATGCCCGCCCTGAACCAGCGTATGTTTGCAGTCAACTACAATATCCTTCGCGTGCAGTCTGGTCTTGGAGGTCTTGCGTTCGCGAACTAGACGTGAATTTCGAGTCAAAATTTTTTTCTTGGGTACTAGTACCAAGCGATCATGGCAGGAGGACTTATGCAACTCGTTGCGTACGGCGCGCAGGACGTGTACCTGACGGGCCAGCCCAAGGTGACTTTCTTCCAGGCTGTGTACAAGCGCCACACCAACTTTGCGATGGAGAACATCCAGCAGACGGTGAACGGCACCCCCACCAACGGTGGCCGCGTGTCCGTGACCATCGCCCGTAACGGCGACCTGGTCGGCGACATGTACATCCGCCTGCAGCCCACGCAGACGGCCGCCTCTAACTTGACCTCGATCAACACCAACTTCGACACGTGCTGGGTGGCCGAGCGCTCTATTGCGGCTGTTGAGCTGACCATCGGTGGCCAGCGCATTGACAAGCACTACCAGACCTGGTGGCGCCTGTACGCCGAGCTGTTCCTCTCCGAGAGCGAGAAGATCAACTACGGCAAGATGACCTCCAGCCCCGTGGTGTTCCCCGACTCCACCAACGTGAACAGCGTGTACCTGCCTCTGCTGTTCTTCTTCAACCGCAACCCCGGCCTGTACCTGCCCCTGATTGCTCTGCAGTACCACGAGGTCCGCCTCGACTTTGACCTGACCAGCTACTTCACCAGCTACTTCGGTACCAGCGGCCAGGTGTTCGAGGTGTGGGCCAACTATGTGTACCTGGACACGGAGGAGCGCCGCCGCTTCGCCCAGAAGGGCCACGAGTACCTGATCGAGCAGGTGCAGCACACCGGCGGTGATGCCATCACCCTGGCTGCCACCCCAACCACCACCGGCTCGGCGGTTGCCCAGACCATCCGTCTGTCCTTCAACCACCCAGTGAAGGAGCTCATCTGGTGCTACACCAACACGGCTGCCACCGCTTACAACAGCCTGTGGAACTTCTCCACCAGCGCTGCTAACGTGAGCGTGACCTGCGCGCCTCTGCCAGTGTACTCCCTTGGCGCCCTGCCCCACACCGTGGGCGCTCCCCGCCTGTTCTCCAATATCATCGCCTCGGCCACCAATACTCTGCTGAGCTCGAACGCCACTGGTGGTGTGTTCTGGGTCGAGGAGGGCTCTTCCAACACGGCCGCCGGCTTCCAGGTGGAGGTTGGCCCCCTGTACAACTTCAAGCTGGTGCTGAACGGCCAGGACCGCTTCAAGGAGCAGCAGGGCAAGTACTTCAACCAGTACCAGCCATACGTGTACCACAGCGGCGTGCCATACCCAGGTGTGTACTGCTACAGCTTCGCGCTGCAGCCAGAGGAGCACCAGCCAACCGGCACCTGCAACTTCTCTCGCATTGATAACGCCCAGGTGGCGATCAACATCAAGGGCGCGGCCACCACCCCTCTGCAGAAGATGTTCGCGGTGAACTACAACATCCTGCGCATCCAGTCTGGCATGGGCGGTCTGGCATTTAGTAACTGAACCCTCCCATATATTTATGTATTATTTTTCAATCTTAAAAACGGCCTTCCCGGGTTCACCCGGGCCTCAGGCCCAAAAGTGTTCAAGACTTTTGGGTCAGAGACTTAAAGTAATTTCCTCCTATAATGGTAGGAAATGGAAGAAACTAAAACAAAGAAATGTTCGAATTGTTCTCGTTCTCCTCAATCTATCGAAGAGTTTGTAAATGCGAAAGGGCGTGAGTGCTCGACGTGCACCAAGTGTCGTGAAAAGGGGAAAAGACTTGATACAAAGCCAGAAAGACGAGAGTATCACAATGAACTTCACAAGGAAAAAGGATACTCTGAAAAATGGCGCTCAAAGCAACTTGAGGAACGTCCCGAAGAATTTCGGAAACACAATAACGATATTCATAAAAAATGGCGTTTAGAAAATCCTGAACTCGCTACGCGATGGTATAGAACAAACGTCAACCCTCGTCTTGACGCTCTGAAACGCGCAGCAGAAACACGTGACATTGCGTGGTTCTTGACGGATGAAGAGGCGAAAGAGATGCTTGTCAAGCCGTGTATATACTGTAAACATATAGACCTTGAAGTCCGCGTAAATGGAATAGACCGACTGGACTCTTCAAAACCTTATACTCTTGAAAACTGTCGTCCATGTTGCAAAGACTGTAATTATATGAAAGGCACCTACGATCCCAAGACGTTTATAGAACGTGCAAAAAAGATTGCTTCATGTGAAGCCGAATTTCCCGAGGTTACGACCTGTACAGAACACAAGAAGATCAATAGAAGAAAACCTACCGACTGATAACCTGCCACTTGGCCGAATCGGCCGCAAACTCCTCTTGAATGACGGAGGCGCAGATGTTAGGCTTGAACTCATCTGAGCAGCAAAACACGTCTATATAAATCATATTCAGTTCCGGGTACGTATGGGCACTGAAGTGGCTCTCGGCCAGAACCAGAACGCCCGTCGCCCCGTGAGGCTCAAATTGGTGAAAAGCTCGGGAAACGACTGTAAACCCGCACTTTTCAGCGATTCGATTCATAATTCCCTCGAGGTGATCAACACACGAGACCCAAATGCCATCGATGTGCCCTACGAGGTGGAGGCTCTTCATTACCCATCTAAGGGTGGCTTATTTTATATAGAATCAGCATCAGTGCAAACACAAGGTACAAAAGTCCGAAGAAACGACGGCCTAGCTTGTTATCACTTTGTTTACCCGCCTCGACAAAGTTGCTGACGCCCAAAGCGCCCAGAATGAGAACCAGAAGGACCATGAAAGCCAAATCAAACTTAGAGTCAGCCATTTATATATTATTACAAAATAAATGGACTCTCTGTCTGGTCCTGAGCTCGTCAAGTACATTCAGAAGATGAATCCCGAGGCTGGTATTGAAGAGGTTCTGGAAAAGACACGGGCTGTGACCCTTCAACGAATTTTCGTTCAAATTCAGGTGATTGAGTACGGGTCACCCATGCACCTCCTGGATGATCTGTGTCGCATGAATCTGTCACTCGAGGACGTACGGACCCTCTTGGAGATGTACGGAGGGAAGGCCAAACTCCTAAGTGAATCAAGGTCATTTGAAGTCATCTATGAATTCATGTCTTCTAAGGGCGGTACCCGTAGTTACTGCTGGTGTTGGGGACGAGATTAACTTGGGTGTACCAGAAGTACGCAAAGTAAATGCCCGTCACCATAAGGAACGTCGCCCTGATAACCTCAGAAGATACTTGACGCTTGTCCTTGTCCAAGAACGACTGGAGACCTATGAGGATCATGGTCAAAGCGACTACGAGAATCAGAGTGTCGTAGAGTGCCATTTAATAAGAGCGCGGATAAAAAATAGAAAACTAGTCTGTGCAAAGGTCAGATGGCTTTTTCGTACATTGACCCATCACAGGCTATGCTCGAGGCGACGCTCGAGGCCCTGAGTGGGTTTGCACCTATTGTCCGACAGCCGAGAGCTCCTGAAGTTCCAACCATCCAGTGTGAACTCGACGAGTCCTGGAAAGATTTTGAAAAGGAACTTGGGGTTTTCAAACGTAAATTCGCCAAGGAGAAGCGTGACCTCGGCATCAAGCTGAGCGAACTCGAGGAACTCCAAAAGAGTGCTCAAGTTTCTAAACTTATTATAGAATCAGTGCCCTCTGAAGACTTAAAGGCCAGACTCGTTTCAGTCGTAGACAACTACGAGTCCGAATCGGGCATCGTCGCCCTGACTCAACAATGTGGGGAACTCAAGGGGAAGGTTGAAGCGATGGAGACTGTGCTGCAGAACACCGAAGCTGAAAGGTACGCAAAGTTTTTGTGTTTTATTTGCCAAGACCGGCTTATTGACCTATTTATTGACCCGTGTGGCCATACGGTCTGTGCAACGTGCTGGACGAGTACTCGAATGAAGCGCACGTGCCCTGGGTGTCGCACGGATATTCAGGGTGTGAAGAAGATTTTTAATATGTAGGAGAGAACGTGAGTTCTCGACTCCCGGACCTGGGTAAGTCGTTAAACTGCCCGCCCGACCTTAGTTTAATGGCAGAACCGCGGATTGTAGTCCCGCTGATACCAGTTCGATTCTGGTAGGTCGGAGGATGCGTAAGCATCCGTCGGGAAACTTACTTTTCCCTCCTGCTCCTGTAGCTCAGCCGGTAGTTTCACCGTTAGCATCAGGCACTATTTACAATAGCTGATTTGTTAACCTGAGTGTCACAGGTTCGAACCCTGTCGGGAGCGTTTCTCATGCGTAAGAGCGCATGACAAATTTTCTCACGCTCTAGTATGCCCTGGTCCCCAGCAAGCGAAGACGAAACATTAGTTTGCACTATATGTAGCCAGACTAAACATTACTCTTTATTTGAAAAGAGGGGAGATCAAAAACCTTATAGATGCAAGGCTTGTAGAAACAAAGAGGACGTGAATAAAAGACACGAGGATATCGAAAAGCATAACGAAAAATGCAGGAAGTTTTACGAGAATAATAAAGACAAGATAAATGCCACAAGGAGAAAAACTCTACAGAAAAGACGTGATAATGACCCTGCTTATAGGCTTCGAATGAATTTACATTCTAGATTGTATATGGCTGTTCAATACAAAAGCTGTAAAACTATGGAACTCACTGGGTGTTCTCTCGAAGACCTCACAAAACACCTAGAGTCAAAGTTCACAGAAGGTATGACTTGGGAAAACTACGGTCAGTGGCATATAGACCATATTCGTCCATGTGCTTCGTTCAACCTCGAGGATCCTGAAGAGCAGAAGAAATGCTTTCACTGGACCAACCTCCAGCCTCTATGGGCCGCCGATAACTTGAAAAAGAGTGATAAGTGGCAAGAGGCTTAAAATTACACGAAGTAAATAAGATATGCCTCGTTATACGCATTATATTTGGGAAGACGAATACCACGAAGATGATAATATCAAGTGCAAAAACTTCGATATATGGTGTAAAGCAAAATTCAATGAGTGTCATGCATCATCTCGTGCCGGTATCAAAGGTCTATGCATAAATTGTGATATAAAATTTGGAAAGGAACTTGAGAAAGTAGAAAACGTGGAATGTCCCGTCTGTTTCGAGACGGGGTCAGGAATCAGACAACTCAACTGTATTCACTCAGCTTGTATTGATTGCTTCCTAAAGATGAATATTGGTATGTGGGATCTTGATACAAGACCAGTTGAGCCTCCTTACGAAACTGTACTTGATGAAGATGGCATTGAAATTGTAAAACTCCCCAACCCAGAATGGGAGAGATGGAACGAGGAAGAAGCTTTGTGGGAACAAAGAGGGTACAAAACAAGCAGTTGCCCCCTGTGTAGGGCTTAAAAGCTTGGATCGTATTCTAATCAAAAAATGAGTTTCGTTCGCCTCGTTGATTCTATGGGCACGGACGAGTCCATCGTCCAGGCCGCCCGCGTCTCCTATGGGGCCGGCACAAAGAGCGTGAGTGACGACCGTGCCCTGATCCGATACCTCATGCGTCACAAGCACACGACACCTTTCGAGATGGTCGAGTTCAAGTTTCATATTCGAGCACCCATCTACGTGGCGCGTCAGTGGCTTCGACACCGTACGGCGTCGGTCAACGAGATGAGCGCTCGGTACTCCGTCATACCTGACGAGTTTTACTTGCCTGACCAGCTCCGTAAACAGTCGGCGTCACGGGGTCAGGGGGGAGAAGAGCCTATGGAGTCTCCGAACCTTTTGGCCAAGCAAAAGACCTCGTGTGATTTAGCATTTCACGTCTATGACGAGCTTCTGGAGAAAGGGGTCTCACGCGAACTGGCTCGGGCCCACTTGCCTCAGTGTACCTTTACCGAATTTTATTGGAAAATTGACCTTCACAACTTGCTCCACTTTTTGAGCCTACGCATGGAGGATCATGCCCAAAAGGAGATTCGGGACTTGGCGACCCAGATCTACGAGCGTATCAAGCCTATCGTCCCCGTGACGTGTGAAGCCTTCGAGGACTTTCGGCTCGGGGCCATGACGCTCTCGAAGCTCGAGATCGAGTTTATTCGTCAGTGTCTTTTGACCAACTCGGCTCCTAATATCCCGGGCAAGGGTGAGAATGCAGAGTTCAAAGAAAAGTTAAAGCTTTTGGGCTTTGCTGTATCAGATGGCCGAGATACAAGTGCTGGAGTTTCTGAAACAAAAGGGGCCAGCAACAGTCAAGCGTATTTCAAAGAGTCTGAGTCT